CGATAGCTTTTTATGGCGTTGTTCCGAATCTTGGATGGATGATTATTAGTCAATATGTTGTGAAATTGATAATAGCAGGACTCGACACCCCGTTCTTCTATTGGTTGACAAAAGAAAGGGGGTAGCAATTGAGGTGAGATAAATGGCAAAGGCAAAATACAAGAAATGGTTACAAGAGGACAACCTATTGCGGTTGCAGGGATGGGCAAGGGATGGATTGATAGATGAGCAGATTGCTCATAATATCGGGATAGCACCTAAAACGCTATGGCAATGGAAAACCCGTTATAGTAGCATAGGTAATGCCCTAAAAGAAAATAAAGAAGTCGTTGACATACAAGTCGAGAACGCTCTTTTCAAGAACGCAATGGGTTATGACTATACAGAAGTGAAAGAAATAATTGAAAAAGACGAGCAAGGAAAAGACAGAAAACGGATTGAGAGATACCACAAGAAGATGCCGCCTAACGCAACAGCTCAAATCTTTTGGCTCAAAAACAGAAAGCCTGCTGAATGGAGAGACAGACAAGAAGTCGATAACAAACATTCATTTGACGGAAGTGGTAACTTCACGCTCAAAATAGATGGGAAGAAAATCAATGGAACTGGCGATTAGCAATTCTGAAGAATATTTTAACCCGGTATACCTGAAAAACCTGACAAATCAGACACCAACCCAAATTTACTTTGGCGGATCATCTTCCGGGAAGAGCTTTTTTATTTTAGGCCAAAGAACGGTTATCGATGTACTGACAACAGACAGAAATTACCTCATTGTCAGAAACACAGCAAAGACAAACCGGCACAGTACATTCAACGAAGTCCTGAAAGGCATCCGGACCCTTGAATCTCAAAACGGGAACATTGAGTTATTCAAGGTAAATAAATCAGAGATGACCATTACGGCAATAAACAACGGAAATCAGATACTGTTTTCAGGCCTTGATGACGTCGAAAAGCTGAAATCAATCACGCCTAAGAAAGGCGTTATCACAGATATTGTCATTGAAGAAGGCACGGAGATCAATTATAGTGCTTATAAAATTCTGACAACAAGGCTCCGTGGTAGAAGCCGGGTCAAGAAAAGAATTACATGGCTATTCAACCCGATATACAGAGGGCATTGGATCTTCAAAGATTTTTTTAAAGGCCGGTGGAACGATAACAAAAAAGAATTAGTTGAAAAAGATCTTTATATTCTGAAAACAACCTATGAGGATAACAACTTTCTTGAACAGGATGATATCGAAAGATTACTAAGAGAGGCGGGCAACGACCCTTATTATCGTGATGTGTACGTTAAAGGCAACTGGGGTGTAATCGGGAATCTTATTTTCAAGAACTGGGAAGCCCTTGATCTTTCTGACTACAAGTTTGATCGTTTTGAAAACGGTCTTGACTTCGGTTTTTCAAATGATCCTTCCGCTTTTGTGAGAGTTCATATCAACCAGGCAAAAAAAGAACTCTATATTCTTGATGAAATGTTTGCTACCGGCCTTGACAATGAAGAGCTGGCTGGTATCTTGAAAGAAAAAATCAAACATGAACCAATCGTATGCGACAGTGCGGAACCAAAAAGTATTGCGGAATTGAGAAAGTATAGACTGAATGCTTCAGGGGCAAAGAAAGGACCCGGAAGCCTTAACACGTCATACCGATTCCTTCAGAAATTTAAGATCATTATTGATGAAAAATGCCAAAATATTATCAATGAATTTAGCACACATAGATACAAAGAAGATAAAGACGGGAACCCGTTACCGGTCCCTGAAGACAAAAACAATCACGGCATAGATGCGATTAGATATGCAATTGAAAAATACATCCTTGATTACAAAGTGACAAGCGAAAACATAGACCTCTTTGGAAGGTGAGAGAATTGACAATCAAACAACAATTAGAAAGCTACTTCGGAGAATATAAACAAGCCTACTGCGAAGAAAACGGCCTATTCCTGTCAAAGAACGCAGAAGGCCAGTTGGAATACAAGACAAGGGCCATTGTCAAGCCCCAGCATCAGGTTATAGAAACGGACTTAGATTTCACGTTAGGCGAATGGCAAAAGTTTACCAACGGAAAACAGGGAAAAGCAGATATTGTGAATGATCTCTTGTATGATCAACACTTTTTTGATCAGATCGTACCGCTTTATTTATCCCAGGGCATGATTATCGGGATAACAGCCTTGAAAGTGGGATTTGACGATTACGGAAAAGTGAAAATTGGCGTAGTGCCATTGTATACCCAGGAGCTTGAACCCACATGGGAAAGAGGCGAGATCGTCAAATGGACGCTGACCTATGATGTGCCAGATGGTAACGGAACAGCAAGAGTACAGGAGATATACACGAAGGAGTTTTACCAAAAGACGATAGCCGGCAACGAAGTTAAAAGGGTACCAAACCGATACGGAAAGTTTTGGATCTCCCCTGTGAAGAATCAAATTGACTTGACCGACCCTGATTCTTTTGTAGGCGTATCCGAATGGAGCGAAATCAACGCCTTGGTAGATACAATCAACTCCACACAGTCAAGAATCGACCGAATAGAAGATATTTATGCTGATCCCAGGTTTATTATCAAAGGTGCTGATGCAACGGAACTGAAGAGAGAACACAAAGCCTGGATCGTGCCAAATCCGGATGCAGACATTAAGATACTCGAATACCAAGGCCAGGCCATGAACTCTATGCTTACAAGAATCGAAAAACTTGAAAAGACGCTCAAAACATTAGCTCCTGAACTCATGCTCATGGAAATGGGGCAACTTTCAGGAGAATCACGCAGGCAGATGTTACAGAAAATAGAAAAGAAGATCAACCGGCTTAGAACAACTTATTTCCCACCTCTTGAAAGGCTGGCAGCTCTCATATACGAAATGACAACGGGCCAAGAGGAAGAGTTTAAACTTGAAACTGATGTGGTAATTCCGGCTGACAGAGAAGCCCTCCTGAAAGAAGGAACAACACTGGCAGGCATGGGCGTTATCTCGACTAAGACTTTAGCAGAACAGATGGGATACGACTACGACGAAGAACAAAAGCAAATAGCCGAAGAGGGAAACGCCTACGGAATAGGTGATGATGATGAGATTTCTTACGACACTGAACAAGATTGAGGCGGAATTACTGAAGCAGATCATCAAATCACAAAAGCGATACCTGGATACCATAGCCGCCAAATTGGCAACGGGGCAAACCTTGACACCTAAGACGCTTGAATGGAAAATCAAGACAGCAACCGAAAGACTTGGAATGTTGCGAAGGGATTTTAAAGTTTACTACTCGAAGGAGTTTGACAAGACACTTGACAAATTCTTAAAAATCGGAGCCAAACAAATCGGCATGAAAACAATTAACTTTGAAGCCATCCCCTATCAGCGATTTGAAACCCTGAAACGAGTTGGACTGGAATTTATGATGAACTACGCGGATGATGTGTATAAAAAAGTGAAGTCGCAATTATACGTGTCACTTCTTAATGGCGAATCATATACCGACGCATGGAAGCGCATCAGGCCGATAGGAAACGAGAGAGCCAGACCGAAAGTCATGGTAAGGGATCAGATGTCACGAATAGCCCAGCAGGCAGTGGAAACAAGCTACATGGCATCCGGTCACCCTCAAGACTTTCTGTACTATTGGACGGGGCCAAGTGACGCAAGGACTACTTCTATATGTTCAGATCGTAAAAAAGGGAATCCTTACACCTATGAGCAGATGAAGAACATGGACTCACACCCTCACATCCAATGCCGACACAGATGGGTGGCGAAACCGAAAAACAAGGAGTAAAAAATGAATAGAATAATCATAACAGCGGTACTGCTGACGATGGCGGTAACCGCTTTCTCTTTTAATACAGCTTTTGTTCTCCGTTGCGTGGACGGTGACACATTAGTTGCCATGCTCAACGGGCAAAAAGAATATGTGCGCCTGCTGGGCGTGGATTGTAGCGAAAGCGTTAAGCCGGGCGTTGAAGTGCAGCCGGGAGCCCTTGAAGCCTCAGACTTCACAAAGCAACTCACCGGCAAACAAATCATACTGACGTATGACGCAGACAAGCGGGACTTTTTCGGACGACTGTTAGCTTATGTTTGGGTTGAATCAGACAACGGGCAGCTGATTTGCTGGAACGTTGAACTTATACGGCAAGGGCACAGCGAATTGTACACAAAATACAAGTTTGACGGCATCGACTGGTTCCGGGAGGCGATTGAATGAATGGATTTGACAAGATTTTAAGCAACGTCATCAGCCGACTAGAACAAACAGAGCAGGCGCAATGGAAAAAGATTAACGAGCTTGAACAGCAGAACATGATTTTACAAGATGAAAATATGCACCTGAAAGACTTCTTGGCGGAAGCCTATGACGAAATCAAACAATTACAAATGGAACTCAACGCACATCCGTGCTTGACAAATAGACCAAAGGAGTGAACAAAATGAGTAAAAAAATACCTTTCGACATTCAACTCTTTGCAGAGGGGAATGAAGATGCAGGTCAGGGTGCAGAGGATAAGACTGTTATTACACAGGATGAACCGAAGCAAACTGGAACCGAAGCCAAGAAACCTGAAGAAAATCAAGAACCGAAATTCACGGAGAAGGACCTTAGCTCTTATGCAGACAAGCGGGTAACTGACGCAATCAAGAAGAAAGAAGCCGAATATCAAAAACAAATCGAAGAAATCAAACGAGAGCTTGAGATGTCAAAGTTATCCGAAAAAGAAAGAGCTGAAGCCGAAAAGAAACACCGTGAAGAGGAACAGAAAAAAAGAGAACAAGAGATAGCTGAAAGAGAGTTGAGGATTGAAACGCTTGAATACTTCAACGAAGAAAAGATTCCAAACGACTTCTTGAAGATCATAGACCCTATCAAGGACTTTGAAAAGAGAAAAGAAGCCGTTGGGGCGATTCAGAAAATGATAGAAGAGCAGGTGACCGCAAGGGTCAAAGAAATGGAAAAGGGCAGTTTTACGGGTTCGAAAGGCACAGGGGAACCGATGCCGAATAACCCCAGGGATGCCCTTAAAAAACAATTTTCAATTTAAAAAAAGAGGTGAAAAAATATGGCAGTAAAAACAGGAATGATTAAGACTTTTGATGTAGCTGAAAACAAGGTGGATGTATCCCCTGTACTGGCAATGCTTCAATTACCAGGAACGCCTTTGCTGAACAAACTTGGAATATCCGGGGAAGCCGTTGGAGCTACGACATATGAATGGTGGGATGACGTTTTACCCGTCTTGAAAACGCAATTAAACGGAGCCTATACATCAGGTGACTTATCCGCAACGGTTGACGATGCTTCAGGCATCTTGACAAACTGTATTATCAGAATTGATGACACGGTTTACCGGGTAAGCGATGTAACAGGCGCTGTGCTAACACTTGTATTGGTATCCGGAAGTGATGCAAATCACGATGACGATACCGAAGTGGAGATCATGGGGAATTCATCCGTTGAGGGTGCTGACTACACAGACAACGATTACACCCAGAAAACAAAGAGATCCAATGTCACCCAGATTTTCAGGGATTATATCAAGATGTCCGGGACACAAAGGGTTGTACAACAGTACGTTCAGGAAGATGTTTTTCTTGACGAGGTACAACGCAAGCTTGAAAGGATCAGAATCAACCTTGAAAGAACTTTGTGGAACGGCATCAAGGTAAGCCCGGCTGATAACACAACCCCCAGACTAATGGGAGGCGTGAGAGACTTTATCAGTGATTATGGTTACACCACAAGTGCTGCTTTCACTGAAGCGAATTTCAAGGCGTTCTTGAGATCGATTGACAACAAAGGCGGAACAATCAGCGAAGCTTGGATGCACCCCACATTGTTAGATTCCTTCTTGGGATTGAACTCTGACTCTCTGATTATCGAAAGAGCGGATCAGACGGTTGGAAGAGTTGTCAAGAGCTTCATAAGCAACTACGGTACGGTTGCGTTGAATGTATCAAACAACATTCCAACTGATGAAATCCTTGTATTTGATAGCGCAAAGACAAAAGTCAAACCGTTAAACGGAAGGGCGGCCTTCTACGAAGAACTGGCGAAGACAGGCGACTCTGTGAAGGGTCAAATCATCGGTGAATACACCTTTGAGTTTAGAAACCCCGATGTGGCCGGATGCTTAACCATAACAGGATAACAGGGAGCTTAACGGCTCCCTTTTTTATTGAGGTGATGATATGAAAAGATTAATAATCGTATTGCTGTTACTCATCCCCTTTGTCTTATTTGGAGCTTATGATTTCTACGAAACAGGCATCGTGGCTGAGAGTGAAACGAAGGAAGTAACCATCAACTTTAACGCTGGTGGAGGACAGATCAAGGTCTTTGACCTGGCAAAGGTTTGGATAGAACATACACCAGTATTGACGCTTGAAAGTTCAGCAGCGACTACCTCCGACACGGTATCGTTTGATGTGTTTGTGCCGGATAACAACACGATTGGAACATTATTCGCAACGATTACTAATGCCACCACTCCGGCTTTTTCCTATAAGTTTGGAACCGGTGACGCTACAACGAGTTATGGAACGATTGAATATAACGATATCGTTATAACCCCGTCCGGGACTTACACAATCGGAGATACAGCCGCTTGGACGTTTGCGAAGAATACATCGGGGAATAGTTATGCCGTTTACTTTGACATGACAAAGGACGGATACACCTTCATCACAGCAACAGATACTTTTTCAGATGATGATAACGGGACTTTCTCTGATGTGCCTTATAATACAAAATACCCGGTGCTGAACATCGCAAACGGCTCTTACAGGAGTAAATACGGCATTTTGTTAAAGTACGGTGATTGAGTATGGAATCAAAATACATAATCGTTGACGGAAAAACCTACGAAAAAGACGAGTATGAAAAGAAGGTGAAAAAGAATGCTGACAGACCTTCAGAAAGCAAGGATGCTGATACAGGACAACGATCCGGCGGATCAGATATTCACGGACGAGGAAATCAACGAAGTTCTAAACGGCCTGCGAAAAAGAAAAGTGCTAAAAGCACAAAAAGCAACGGTTGACGGGAAACTATACACCCTTGAAGAAACTCTGTCCCGGGCGAATGAAGACGCTGTTGTTTATGATGAAGAAGAAAATGTCCTTGATGGCACCGTGAACTATGAAACCTCAACGGTAACCTTTGAAGCTGATCCTGATTCGGATGTCTACGTGGAAGCCTATTTCATTTCCTGGAACATGGTACATGGGAAACTGCTTGAGATCATTGCTACTGATATTCGGAAATGGAATACCTATTCAGCCGGCGGACTGTCAGAAACCTTCTCAAAACAAGACTTGTTGAATTATGCCAGGTCCATGTTTCCGGTCCGGGGGGCTTGGTGATATGTGGAAATTTACAGATCATACATTGAGAGTCCCTGGCTCTGAAACAGTTGATCCTTTGACAGGCGAATAAACACAAGTAGATCCCGAAGATGAAACCGTA